TTTGTAGTGCATCAAATCCTATGATAGTGGATCCTTTTACGGTAAAAGTACCAATGTGACTATCAGCCATGACGTGGATCAGTTTGCGCTTTACTGTATCATATAACCATGCTTCGCTCGACCCTATTAGTTTAGCTGGGGATTCTGATTTAAGGCCAAGCTCCGGAAACTCTTTAAGATACTTGAACTTGGAACTCATGCGTTCTGGGCTTACCGCTTTCTTAGCACGAGGCTTACGCTCAACCTTTTTAAGTTGTACATAGCTGGCACAATCATTAATTACAGTTTCACAAAATTTAACACAGTTACGAAGTTGTAGTTTAGATAGGTGGCTGTATCCTTCTACCAGTTGGTCGTCTTCCCCGGCCAACACTTCTGTGAATTCTGCTAGTCTTAATTCCCATACACCACTAACATTACTAATCATCTGGGGCGCAATGTTCATGCCACGGAATAATGCAATGGGTTTAAAATCCGCTGACATTTTAGCGCCAGCCACAATAAAGTCATCAAACATGCCTTCTAGTTCACCACAACATTCTGATACTCGTTCTCTAAGGTGATCTTGAATGGTTAATCGTTGTTGTGCTACTTCACCGTCGGTGGCTTCGGCCCGACGAATTTCCTGTTTTGATTTAAGCATTTCACTAATTTGCTCATCAACTATGCATTGTTCATGTTCATTGAGTTCTAGGCCTATCAAGGTCATTCGACATACCCAAGCTGGAGTAATACGAATTTGACTGTCTGGAATGCCGCGCATTAATTTTGCGTCTTGTGGACGATGATTTACTTCTAGATATTGGCACAGCATATCTTTAGCGTCTCGTTTACCGTAATGGTATCCATACCAAGCAAAGGCCTTGGCAAAGGATGATAGTCGGTTATCCTCAGTAGGTTGAAATTTCCACTCGGGCTCGTGGCCAACATATTTGGTTTCTGCCCCTTTGGGATTCAGTCTTTTAATTACGATTTCGTTTTTTGCCATAATGTTTATTGTATAGTAAAGTTTGTGTAAGGTCAACCAATTAGTGCCGCAAATGTAACGTGTTGTTCCAAATTGTCTAATAATTTATTGGTTTCTTCTGTGAGTTCACGATAGCGAATTGTGGACTTTTTAAGTCTGCGGCATTCTACACTTTCCTGACTCATTGCTGTAATAGAGTGATCCACTGCTCCTAGCATTCGGCGTAGATCGCGGTGGGCTACCTTATTTTTAATGGTGGCTATTTGCTTTTCTAGCAGGTCTACTCGCTCTAATATATTGTCCATAACAGTAATTATACAGGGTTTGGATTTACAAGTCAATCACGCCCATAAATACTAGACTATGCCAAGATTAAGTATGTGGCGGCCCAACCGCACAAATGACTACCAATTTTTAGACCGTACTATATCAGAAAGATATACTGTGGGAGGTCTTGATCTATATGTCCACAAATATTTAGGGCCGCAAGTTGACACTAAGGATAAACCTGGAAATGCTGATGCTACTTTGCCAGTTTACAATCAAGAAAATCCCCTGTTTATTGAAGACTTGCTATTATTAGAAAATCGCGATCGCGCTTATGATCCCAACATTTATATCATGCGCGGTGTATATACACAATCTGATATTGATTTTGATCTAACTCAGTTTGGTCTATTTTTAAATAATGACACTTTGTTTATCTCGTTTCATTATAATGACATGATAGACACATTTGGTCGCAAATTAATGAGTGGTGATGTACTTGAGCTCCCAAATTTAAAAGATTACAATCCCTTAAATGCTAATATTACTCGCGCATTGCCTAAATATTATGTAATTCAAGACGCTAGTTTTGCCTCAGAAGGATTTAGTCAAACTTGGTTACCACATACCTGGCGGGTCAAGGCCACACCCATGGTCAATGCCCAAGAATATCAACAAATTATTAACCAGCCATTTATGCCAGACAATATCTGGGATCCAGGTAATTTTTATCCAGCTGGCGAAACAGTCAACAATGGTGGACAATATTACCAGGCCACAAAAAATGTTCCAGCTGGTACAGAAATTGGAGATGTTGCTTATTGGGCCTTAATTACTAACCCAACCACCATGGGCGATGTTAACTCCACACGTAATAAAGATTTAGAAATTAACAATGCCTTGGTAATACAGGCCAATATAGATGTGCCATTAAGTGGCTATGATAATGTGGCATTTTATATTTTACCAAATCTGCCATCAGGACAACCTGGTGGTGTGGGGTTAAATGCCGATGAAACGGCTCCTACCGTGGATGGCACACAAGTCGGCGAGGGTACTACTCCGGAATCATTTGGCTATACTATGGGTTACCTTACCGGCGATACCATGGCCCCAAATGGCCTACCAGTTACTCCGGGTGTAAGTTTTCCACATGCCCCAAACACAGGAGACTATTGTTTGCGTTTAGATTACTTCCCAAATCGATTATTTCGATATACCGGTCACATGTGGGCTGCGGTCAGCGATAATGTTCGCACAGAACTTGATTGGGGGTTAACCAATCAAACTCAGCGTTCGCGCTTTGTTAATAATCCATATACTGTATCGACATCTGATCAAGGCAATATTCCAAGTCGGCAAAGTTTGTCACAGTTGCTCAAACCCGAAGCCGATAATGGCAACGAAGGCGGCAACCTTCCGCCTAATCCTAGACCACCAGGACGATAATGAACATTTACAAGATTACTAACCGTATAAACGGTAAAGTTTATATCGGTCAAACAATACAAAAAAATCCTAAAATGCGTTGGTATGGACATTTAGGTGATGCTCGTGCTGGTACGACTGGGCACTTGTATGAGAGTATTAGAAAATATGGTCCTGAGCAGTTCGACTGGGAAGTGATTGATAGTGCTACAACCTTAGGCGAACTTAATACATTAGAAGTCAAGTGGATAGAACACTATAAAGCATCGGGTGAGATTTACAATCATCGCAAAGGCGGTGATAATAGTTTACATAGTGACGAAAGTATTCAGCGCATGAGAATAGCGCAGAAGGCCGCTCATGCTAGACGTAGGGCGGAAGGACGTGATACGTGGAAACGTAGGGACGGCGGTGCAATGCTAGGTAAGGCTCATCCTGCTAAAGGAACGAAACGACCAGGCACTATGACTGAAGAAGTTAAAGAAAATATGAGACAAATAAAGTTGGCTGCAACTTATTGTCGCGGAAAATCTTGGAAAGTTATTAACGGTAAGCGAGTTTGGCTCGCCAAGGAGAACTAAAATTCAGCAATATTTTTATGACAGTCAAATACGACGTTATCTTATCCAGATAGCCAGAATGTTCAGCGGATTTTCAGTGGAGTTTGGTCGTAATGAATCTGCAGTTGCTGGCTCAGGAGATACATTATATCGTATACCAGTACGGTATGGTGATTCAACCCGCCAGGTGCAAACAATTATCCAGCAGAACTCGGCTAATAACATGCCATCAACTCCGTTGATTACTTTCTATATTACCGGGCTTGATTATGATCGACCGCGCATGCAAAATCCTGTGTATACCGATAACAAGGCTGTGCGGCAACGTACCTATGATGAGTCCACTGGCACCTACGAAACCACCCAGGGCAATGCATTTATGATTGAGCGTTATATGCCAGCTCCATATAAATTATCTATTAATGTTGATGTATGGACCAGTAATACCAATCAAAAAATGCAAATCCTAGAACAAATATTGCCTTTGTTTAATCCAAGTTTAGAAATACAAAGCACCGATAACTTCCTTGACTGGACCAGTTTAAGTGTAGTTGAGCTGGTATCCACTGGATGGTCATCTAGATCAATTCCCATGGGAACCGAGGATCCTATTGATATTAGTACTTTAAAATTTACCCTGCCTATTTGGCTAAGTTTGCCGGCTAAAGTTAAAAAACTTGGAGTGGTAGAAACTATTATTGCTTCAATTTATGACGCACAAGGTGATTATGTTAGTGCTATTTCTAACAATGATTTATTATTGGGTACACGGCAGTACATTACCCCTTATGGATATAAGGTAGTGTTGATTGGTAACAAATTACAAATTTTGCCGCAATCGGCTGTGGTTGATCAACCCAACTATTCATTAACTCCACCTGATCCGGTTGAGCCAAGTAATTTAAATTGGACTCCTGTGGTCAATTTATATGGCACACTACGTCCAGGAATTAGTTTAGTGGCGCTATCTCAACAGGACGGCACTACAGTTTATGGCACCGTGGCCTATGACCCCACAAATGATCAGTTTTTATTGTTTACAGTTATGGAAGAATCTATTCCAGGAAATACCATGCCTCCTGTGACTGCTGTTATTAATCCGCAGGCCGGTGGTCCTGGAGCCGGTCTTGACCCAGCGGCCTTGGGACAGCGTTATTTGTTAACTGAGGCGACCGGTAGTAATAATGGATATGCTCCTGCTTGGTCTGGAGTTGACGGCCAAATTTTAGTAGCCAATCCAAATGATATTATTGAATATGATGGCAGTAGATGGCTTGTTGCTTTTAGTGCTCAATCTAGTCCCGTAAATACACAATATGTTACCAATATTACCACCGAGATACAGTATCGTTGGACCGGCATTACCTGGGTTAAATCATATCAAGGCCTCTATGCGGGAGGCCAATGGAGTCTAATAATTTAACAACTGTTGCGGCTGTTGGTGTTTGGTTTTATTCTGTAAGTACTCAACGTTACCTTTATTTAATGAGGGCCGATGATAAACATCCACACTGTTGGGGACTTCCTGGAGGCAAAATAGATGCTGGGGAATCTATGATGTCAGCTATGATTCGCGAATGCCAAGAAGAATTGGGTAGTATGCCCGAATATATTAAGTTGGTACCATTAGAAAAGTTTACGTCAGCAGATAATATATTTTCTTACCATACGTTTTTTTGTTCGGTCAAAGATGAATTTCAACCTATATTAAATGATGAGCACATAGGATGGGCCTGGATTGGCAACGGAGTTTGGCCTAAACCCATGCACCCGGGATTGTGGAGCACTGTAAATTTTGAAGCGGTGCAAAGTAAAATTTTAACTATACAACAACTTTATACATCACAATAGGTAACAAAATCCCGTTGAGTTAAATTGCCAGTATTGGCACAGGACATCCATTCGTCTGGCATGTTGTATTGATTGCCAACCATGATAAATTTAGTGCCAGAATATGCACGAATTATTTCTGTTACTTGATGAATCCAATCGGATTGCCCTCCATCAAGCTCTTGGGTATACCCAATCATGTAAATTTCTTTATGGCCATCAAATGCCGCAAGATAAATTGGAAATACTGTGGTACAAAAATTTGGACTCTGTGGAATTAAATAAAATTCGCCTGGATCCAAAATACAATTTCTTGCAGTAGTATATACAACATTATTTTCTGTATATTTGTTCACAACCAATGGTGCTAAATTGTTATAATCAGTGTCAACTGCAAAATCAAGTCGCATATCTCGGGCTATGGTGGCTGTGCCATATGTCTGTAATTTTTTTGAACCTAGTAATCCACCGCGATGATTTTCCAATACACGATAGTCAAACCATTTATGGTTGTCAATGTCAGACCCAATTGCCGCTGCTCTACCTGAAATGTGTTGATTTTGAATTGGATTCTCAATCCACTCGCGTTCCTGTATTTTTTTACCGCCTTTAAATGTGGTATTTAATATGACAAATTCGCCTGGATAGTCGGCACGGTATCTTGGTTGCATATCGATATTTATGTATTAATATTTATTGAGTAAATGTTATTTTTTACTATGCGGTGTACGAACCGCTTCCAACGGTTGTAAATGTAATTATGGTATTTGCTCCGCTAGTTGTAATAGTAGCATTGGCAAACACATTTGTAAATTTAGCAGTTGGCACGGAAAAAATTATTATTCCAGAGCCGCCAGCACCACCAGTTGCCTGCGCAACACCTGCCCCAGCCCCACCACCACCGCCACCGGTATTTACAGTTCCGGCAGTGCCGTTAACTCCTGTAGCAGCGTTGACATTTCCTGCTCCGCCAGCACCACCGCCACCTAACCCACC